ATCAACTCTTTCATGATAGTTTTTTTTAAATTGGTTTATACTCCGGTTACATTGTTGTCTTTTGCAGCAACTAAGCCTAAAGACGTTAATAAAGCCGTTACATTTATAGTAACTTCACTTGTTACTACGGTTGGGTAAAAAGTATGTAGTGCTACTACAATTACTGTGATTGCCCCTGCTACTGTTGTTTTCCAGTTTTTCATGTTATTTATTTTTATTGGTTAATTACTTGTTGTTTGGTTAGAACTGAATAGACTGCTTTACCCGAAGAGAAATCAGCTCTTAAAATCTCTCTGCGATTACGTGGCGAATAACTTAAATGAATCCAGTTAGGTTTTACCAATGTGCCACCTTCCAGTATCATTTGGTCAAACGGTAAATTATGGGTAAGGACTGTTTTAGCTAAATACAAATTCCCTTTAGGATAAATATTATCAGATGCTTGCCCGGTTAAATGTTGACTTGTTTCTGCACCACCTACCGATTTATTCACAGCTGGGCACCTAAAGGCACAACTAATAAAAAAATCGTCGCCTAAAGCATCGCGCAATGGCTGAAGTATGTTTATAGCCAAAGCTTTTAAATTCTCTCTTACGCTTTCAACAGGCATAAATTGCTCTACTATATGATTTCGAGTAGCTGTATCGCTGTGCGTTAGCTTAATTAAATCAAAGTCTTTTGTAAATTGGATGTTTTCCATAGTTTTTAGTTTGGGTCGTGAAACTTCTTTTTGTTGCTTGTTTGTATTTTCAATTTGATTTTTCTAACCAACCATTTAAAAGATGTTGTGGCTAGATATGAAGCAATAGCACCAAGTGCAGATAAAAAAATCGTACTAATAACGTTACCCATATTAATAGTATGAATAAAGCCTATAGCTGTGCCTACTCCGGTTGCTATTTCTACATCTCCTTTCATATTCATTTTCTTAAAACATCCAAAGCCCATGCAGCTAAGAATAGTGTTGTTATTAATTCCATTTATCTGCCGAGTTTAAAAAATGCGCTTTGTGTTTGATAATAACTAACCCCCAAACCACTATTGTATAAAAAAGAAATATCGGCTGTACTTAATGCACGATTAAAAATCATTAAATCGTCCATATATCCAGTATAATAATTACTACTAATTAAACTTCCTAACCACAAATTAAATGGTGCGTGTACTGTTTCTGTTGAACTTGATGTTGCTGTGGTTGGTGTGCCGGCATTTACATAAGCCTTAACCATATTTGCGGATGTAGTTCCATCCCAAGTAAAACAAAAGAAATTCCATGAGCCTACCGTATATGTAGGACTGGTTAAACTAAAATAATTACCTGTTCCACTGCCTAAAAAAAACTGATAGGTTGCACCACCACCGCTTGTGCCAAAAATCTCAGTGCCATGATTACCAGAGTTAATTTGATTGTTACCTAATACAGCTGCAAATGCTGTACTATTACTTGGTTTAGCCCAAAAGCAAATACTTTTTGCGCCTAAAGGGATGCATTCGGTAGCACATTGTATATATGCATTAGTTCCATTAAAAAAAACATCTTTGTATATTAGTCCATTCTGATAGGTTGTTGAACCATCTACTCCGTTGGCTAAACCTAAATAATCTTTTGAATTACTTTCAAAGCCAAAATATGCGACTAATCCTGTAGCTAAAGGATTTTGAGCGACCATAGTTGCGCAAAAAAAAGATAATGCTAAAAATATTTTTTTCATTTTAATTTCCATCTCTATATGTTAAGCAGTCCCAATATGCCCCAGTTTCGTTGTATTCAAAATACAAATACATAAAATTTCCTGATGTTGTTCCGGTTGGTGCTGGGTTACCCAATGGAAAATGAAATCCCCCTGTGCCACCTGTAAAAGTTAAAGCTCTCGATGAACCCGAGTTATCTCTTATTCTAATTTGAAGTGGTTGACCAACTACCGGACTTCCTGTTGGTGTTGTAAATGTACAAGCGGTACTTAATGAAGTAACCGTGTACATGTTGTAGTTGTCTGTATTTATCGCTATGTTAGTTGCTGATACAACGGTACCAACAACAGGTATAATTTTGCTATTCCATGTACCGGTTGTAACCGTACCAACAGTAGTTAAGTTAGCAGCTGTGGTTAATTGTGATTGACTGGCAGGTAAATAAGGGGTTGTTATTACGCTACCATTCCACACACCCGTTGTAACAGTTCCTATACTTGCTAAAAGGGTTGCAGTGGTTACCGTGTTTTGCGTGGCGTTAATTGAAAACGTACCTGTATTTAAAGTTAAGCCGGTACCGGCATAATAAGTTACACCACCAGAAGACGTTAATGTGCCACTTGATAAAGTAAGTCCACTACCAACTACAACAGTAGTTGCACCTGCTGTTAATAATTGTGATGTTGAACCGCTTAGTTTGGTTTGATAACCTGCTAATTGTGCCGCTAAAAACAACTTGCTTGTTATAACGGTTGTATCTACTGATTTTGTTATAGCAGCCGAGCCATTATAATTGCTTCCGCTTATGCCATAACCACTTATTAGATTTGATAAATTAGTTCCTAATGCTGCGCCACTAATAGTGTTATTAGCCAAGCTGCTATTAGGTATAGAATTTGTATAAGATGTTGTACTGCCTGATTGATAAACATATCCTGTTCCGTTTAATTTCGATTGGTAGCCCGCGAGTTGAGCGGTTAATCTTAACTTACTTACCAGTGCATTAGATGAAGTGGTGTCGGCAGTCCAAGTTTGTGAGCCATTACCATTATAATTACTGCCTGTTAATCCATATGATGCAACTAAATTACTTAGGTTAGTTCCTAAAGCAGCTCCGCTTATCGTATAATTTGATAAACTTGAATTTGGTATAGATGATGTTATTAACGAACCTGAACTAACCGCTAAACCAGTTCCATAAACTAAACTAACCGTGTTGCTGCTTACCGATAGCGGAGCAATAAACGTAAGTGGTGAACTTGCAGGTGCCCAGCTTAGACTACCACTACCATTATTGGTTAGCACGCCAGTAGCATTTGCCGGAACTGTATTGCCGTTAATTTTTGCTACCGTTGGGTTTGGATACGTGCCTGATAAATCACCACCTGCTGTTATACCTGATATGGTTTGCAAATAACGTGCATCATAAACACCTTCGCCGTTTGCCCAATTTACAGTTAATACACCTGTGTTAGCTAATGTAGCATCTCCACTTACAACTGTTGCGGTAGCTATGTTACTGACATTTCCTATGTATATTTTTCCGTTTGCTAATGTTGCAGATAAAATATTAAGCCATCCTTGTAATTGACTAGGTGTTACATAATAATTAGCACCCGACTTAGCTAATGGTATTTGTTCGTTGCCTGAAACACCTGGTAAAGCAGGTAACTGACTTATTTTTTTATCCTGAGCAAAACCTAAAAAAGCAGCAATCAATAAAAATGCTGTAATTAGATATATTTTTAATGTGCTTGTTTTCATTTATTCTAATTCTATTTTACCTGTATTATCTTCTAATAAAAAATCATCTCCATCTTCCTGTAACAAGTAATCTCCCTGACCAATTTTTACAGACGAGGTTGCAAATACAATTTTTGTCAACCCTAATTTTGTGTAGTTTACATTATTGTCAGGTGGCGTGTAAAATATTTTAACGCCCGCAAAACTTGCCGCATTGCGGTTTAGGCTTGGATTTTCTTTTACCAAATCAAACTCTAGGCTGCTATCGCCATAAGCCATTAAAGCCAAGTCTGATAAACTTTGCCCTGTTTGTCCTATGAGTGTTTTTTGCGCCATTAATTTATAAGCCTTTCTGCATCAATGTTTGTAATCTCTTTATTATCATTAATGTTTACGTCATTCAGCACAGCATTATCAGTCTGTAGCTGCTCTGATAAGTTTACTTTAAATTCAGGTTTACTAATATCAGAACCCAAGTAAAGACCTGCATTAAAACCTAAAAAGGGGTTTTCTTTCCAGTGTCCTGGCCCTGTTTCTACAATTAATGCGATATGTTGTTGGTCTGAATTTCCTATTACCAAATCGCCATTTTCAATGAGCAAATCCCAATCATCATCCAATAAAACGTCTTGAGCTGCCATATCGCAAATTTAAACCTGTTAATACAAATAATTTGTACTTTGCGGTTTTATTTAGCTTAAATTACCTAACCCGTGTTCTACGGCTGTGTTTTCTAATTCTGATTGTTGTGTGGGTGTTAAAACACCTACTTCGGGTTGTGTTGTGATTGCACTTGTACCTGTACCAGTTGTAACACCTGTATGTTGATGCAAATTATACTTGCTTATTAGATCGTTTAGCTTATTCTCTAAATTATTTAGTTTAGTAACCAATGGTTGTACCTCAACCAATCCCCCGTAATCATTACCGTTTAAGAATATTTTATCTACCAATGAAACCATGCTAACATAAGCATCAGAATCGCTGTTAAACGAAACCTGTACCAAACTATTTTCCGAAGGCACTAAAATAAAACCTGCCTGACTTCCTGGATAATCTGCAATCAACTTTACATCTTCTATAACTGCGCTGCCATCAATTGGTTTACAATCGCAAATCATACACCCATCTACAGCATCTCCGCTTACATTTACAACTGTGCACATTTTTGGGGCACGAAGTTTACTACTAGCCAAATAAGTTTTGACAATAGAAATTACACCAGCTTTTATTTTATCTTCCCAGGTCATGTTTGTTGTTGTAAGGCTATCCCTAGTGTTATCGTTTGAAAGTATCCATCCTTACCATCATTTATTTTAATTGCATTAGCCAGATAACTTCCACTTCTCTCCGGCATCTTTATACTAATTAATTTTATCATATCACCGTGCTGAACAGCTGGATCTCCGAGTGTAATTATGTCTCCTCGAAACCCATCGTAATTAAGGGTAGGTAATAAATTATCTACAAACTTTTTTAACCCGGCTTTATCCTGATTGTACGTTGTTTTTGTAACTACGGTCCCTTGAAAAACTTTATCTTCCTGAGAGGGGCTATCTATAAATTTACCTACTAAAACGCCATCCAGCATATAAGCATCATATTGAATCTTGGTATTATCTGCATTTATAGATATACCCCTTACTTTTATATTTACATCACTGGCGTTTGTCCATTCTAAAGTGTCATTATTCAAAACAACACCTTCCGGACCATCCATTATAATTTCGTGTACCCTGGTAAGTTGTGCATTATTCTCAAAACCTACATATAGCGTACCATCATCTCGAAAATAAGAGCATAAATTATAATGCGATTTTAAAACCTCTAAAACCTGGGCTATACTTACGTTATTGAAAATACGTAATCCCAAATCCATGTTATCATCTACCAACTTATAAGGAGGGGGATTTTTGGCAAAAGCCAATATACCATCCATTACCTGCTTTAAAGTAAGTTTGCGTGATCCGGTTACGTAAGTATGTTTTTTCTTTACCGTTTTTACCCATGTGTTCGGGTCCGGGAATATGACATTAGTTTGTTTAAGATGCCACATTTCATCTTCACAATGTAGCTGAAGAGGAAGTGTACTTATGGTTTTCGATATATAACCTCTGAAACGAGTAGTTAAATTAGGGTAAAATCCTTGCTCTATTTTAACCTTGTAACCACGTTTAAAAACAGCATCCGTAGCATTTTGACCCCCTATATACGTTATATTTTTAGTGTCTCCAATTGCAGTAGGCTGAACATAATCTAATTGAGAATTTTGGTTTTGCGGCGTTAATGGATCTCCACTTTTATAAACTAATTTTCTAGGAAAAGTAAGTTTTGCGGTATCCGTTAAAATAGTTGGGCTAGTAATTATTTCACTATCGCATAAATAATCATATACAAGTTCTTGACCTGTAGGAGTTGTAAATGTTATGCGGCGCTGAGGGAGTAACATTATTGTGTGGTTGCAGTAACTGTATTGCCAAAATTATTTGATGTGGTTCCGCCTTGTTGCGTAGTTTTAAGTAGAAAAGGGATATCGCTTACACATTGTAATGTAAATTTTTGCTCATCTCTACCAGCATCTTCCATTTGTTCAAAATCGCATCTTTCAAAAACCAAATAAGTAATTCCAAACATGTGTAGAAAATTAGAAGCTACTTTAATAGCCACGGAAGCATTTGTAATTTTGTTTAAATGCAACATAGCTGATTCAGGATATTTATCGGATACTCCTGTGGTGAAAATCCCTTTTATAGTTACATCATAATCTCCTGTGTTTATATATTGCTTTACAGTTCCGTTTCTGCCGGCGATATCTGACTTAACTATTTTAATGTTTTTAGTAACACTACACAACGCTATTGGCAGTTGCATTTTTGGTATAGTAACCACTTGCTGAGTAGATAAATCATAATAGGATAAGGAGCCATCCGAATTATTACCCATAAAAGTAACTGTATCAAAAACTAATTCGCTTAATAAATAGTTACTTTCCTGACCGTTTAAAATATTATCTCTGCCATCAGGAACTCCCAAACTTTGAGGCACTTTAAATAATTTCGTTTTAAACGCAGCTAATCCATGAGCGGCCACAATTTGTGCGCTTAAACTTGTCGTTTCTACTATTGCCGGTACTATAAAATTCTTTTCACTCATTATTTTACAAAAGCTACATCAACATCATTTGAAAGCTCTAAAAACGCTTGACCAACTTTTTCTTTAATTTCAGCTTCAGGTAAATCACCATCCATGCTTTCAATAGTCATTTGATGTACTAAACCTCCATTAATAGTTATATAAATATTTTTTGGTGTGCCGGCTTCTATTGTAGTTCCTGTTCCGGCTGTACTTGATTTGCCATTATCACCCATACCACCATCTTTATCATTTTTATGAAGTTGTTGCTCATAGTATCCTTTTTTGAAGTTTACTAATTCATCTCGTTCATACTTTAGAATAGAAATATGTCTTTTTTCTTCATCCGTTAATTCTCTCTCATCAAAATCAGCATCTGAGGTTATGTCTTTTATTTTTCCCGTAAGTGTATAAATGTTTTTTATTGCATCTCCAATGGTTGTATTTTCATTAGTTCCATAATTTTTGTGTATTTGACCAGAAAAATCGTTGTCATTTGTCATCGCATCTCCACCTCGTCCATACGACAAATAACTTAATCCATATTGCAAATAGCTTCCAAAACCATAACCACCACCATATTTTTTTAAAGCTTCATCTTTTCTGTTTCCGTTTTCTAATCTGTCGTTAACAACCGCTAAAGCATCGCCACTAGTTTTAATAACAAAATTTATTACACCGGTTTTACTTTTACCTAAATTGGTAAACATATTTTCCCATTGTGTATTTACTTTCTGTAATTCAACTTGAGTACTTAGCAGTGCATTAGGTAATTTATCGTGAAATGTTTTTTCCATTTCATCGGCAAATTTTGGTAAGAAATCAGAAGCTATTAATTTACCTTCCTGCATAAACTTACCTAGTTCCTGTGTACTCATTTTCATAGCCCTTGCCGCTATTTGAAATGCACCCGGTATCCTTTCACCTAATTGTCCTCTTAATTCTTCAGCCTGCACAGTTCCCTTTGACATCATTTGTCCTAAGGCAAGAAATGAGCCTTTTTGCTGGTCAGCTGATAAGTGCATAACAGACATGGCTTCGCTTAATTCTTTAAATACTTTATTACCTCTATCACCTTGTAAAGATGTGCCCATCATAGCACCGCTAAAGGTTTTATATCCTTCATAAGCAGCATCTACATTTAAGCCTAAATATTTTATTTCGCTATTTAAAAACTTAATATTTCTTGCCCCTTCAAACTCAGAACGGGCAGAGGCCATAATAGAATTTTCATAAGCTTGATATTTTATTGTATTATCAAGAATATGCCTGCCTAAATCAATAATTCCGTCTTTAATCCTACTGATTGAACCGGAAATCAAATTACCACCTACGATAGAGCCTAATAAAGAACCGCCCCCACCTATGTTAGAAATAGATTTATTTAGTTTACCAATCTTGCCTTCGGTTTTATCTAAATCATCATCAGCGGCTCTCAGTCCGGTACTTAGGGTTTGCCTGCCTAATAATATGTCGTATGTAGCACTATACCTTGCCATTTACTTTTTTATTGTGAAGCCCCATATATTCAAACACAAACTGCATTTCGTTTAACATCTTCGCGTACTTGTTATCATCCCACTTTTCAGGATTACCCCCGTAATAAAAACGCAGCAGGGCGTGATTCATACGAATTTCCTCTGCTGCGTTTTTAGCTACTTTTGGTAACTTACACTCTTTTAATTTTTTTTTATCTCACCAAACTTCACATAAGTCAATCGTTGAGCAGTAGCAGCAAAGTTTTTAAGCCAATCTAAATCGGCAATAATTTCTTTATCATCCATCCCACCTACGCGTAAGTTTTTAAGCAAGTATTCGGAAACCGTTAGTGTAGATTCGGTGCTTTCCATTTTTATAGCTTGCTCATAAATTGGCCTACTCATTTTCTTAACATACACCACAGCCTTTTCGCCTGTTTCGTCATGTTGAAAAATTATTGATTTAAGTCCCGGATGTTGATTTTTTAAAGCTTCAATTGCCGCATCATCCAGCTCACCTTTTAAAGTAGGTTTAGTTTCTTGTTTCTTGCTCATTTTTTAAGGGTTTAAGGGTTATAATACTTTTTTAATCGCTGCAATAAAAAGAGGTAATTCTATTTCTGTTGCGGTATCTCCATCTTTAGAGTTCAAAGAATAACCTCTAAATCCGGCTGTAATTACATAGGAACGAGTAATTAATGTAGGATCGGTAAATGTTACTGTTATTGGAAACAAAGGCACATCAAATAATTTTACTTGTAAAGCAGATTCAATATTTGCTACTTCTTCATATAATAAAGTAAGTGAACCTTCTTTTTGAAGTTTACCTTTTACATAAGAAACATAATCACGACCCGAACCTGTAACACCTTTGAAATCGGGTAGCGTTTCGCTAAAACTCAACGCTTTTACACCAATTATAGGTGTGCCCATAATGGTTACAGTAACGTCTGCATTTTCGTATGATTTTCCATTTGCTAATACTGGTATGAATGGCATCTTATTATTGGGTTAAAGAGGCTGCAAAGCCTATGTTTATAACTATGTAACGAGCTACACCTGCCTGTACAATTTTCATTGTAACATTTACGGTGTTATTGCCTTGTACGTCTTGAGCTGGGTCTATAATGGTTTTTCCATCGGATATTTCTCCGGATGAAGTCATGCTTCCTGTTATACTTCCGCTTTTACCACCTATAACCGTATCTCCTAAATGCTGTAAAAAATTTATGCTATCAACGGTTAGTGTGCCATCTGCATTAAAATATACATTCTCTCCAAGAGCAGGTAAAATAGCTGCACGCACACCAACAGCAGCTTTGTTAATAGTGCGTATGTTTGGCATATAAGCGTAATCACTGGTAGGTGTTACTGCCATGCTATCATTATTAAAAAATACACCACCAAATAAAGCAGAGCTTACAGGTGAGTTTTCATTACGTAAGAACACATAACCTAATGCATCTATAGCATCAATAGTAGCTGATAAACCTGCACCTGATGCACTTAATAATGTCCCATTTGCCCAGGCAAGTTTTGTAAACTCTAATGTGTCAACTACATTAAACACTGCACGGCTAATTATACTTTGTTG